TCCACATCAGGTTGTTATACCGGCAAAAGATAGAGGTGGGGGTTATGTTGAAATTGAAGGTGATTATGCTAAGTTTCAAATTATGACAGCTGGAGTTACTTTAGCTGTATATGCGGTTGCATAATTTGCATATATTTAAATAGTATAATATACTTTAATATAATATATGGATAACTTTAATTTTTCATTTCCAATTAATATGGTTAAAAAGGAACAACGCATTGTTTCTGGTATTGCTACAGCAGATAATGTTGATAAATCTAATGATGTTGTTGATTTTACAGCATCGGAAATTGCTTTTAAAAACTGGCAAGGTAATATCAGGGAGATGCATGCTCCAATTGCTGTTGGTAAAGCTATTAGTTATAAACCAATTAAGATGAAAGATGCTAATGGCAAAGAGTACAATGCCATTGAAGTTGAAGCTTATATCTCAAAAGGCGCTGAATCTACTTGGCAAAAAATTCTTGACGGAACTCTTCGTGCTTTTTCAATTGGTGGAAAAATTATGAAAAAAGAAATCTTGGCTGGCAAGCTTCATAATAACCGACCAATTAATATTATTAAAGAATACGAGCTTGGTGAGCTTAGTCTTGTTGACAATCCAGCTAATGCGCTTGCAACAATTGATCTTGTTAAAATGGACACTGATGGCAAACTTGATTATGTTTTAAAATGCTGTGATGATGTATGCGAATGTGTTGCTATTGAAAAAAAACAACCATTAAAAGACCCCAAAGGCGGGTTGACAGCGGCTGGCAGAAGGCACTTCAAACAAACTGAAGGAGCTAACTTGAAACCAGGCGTTAAGGGGCCAGCCAACACTCCAGAAAAAATGCGTAGAAAAGGATCTTTTTTAACTAGATTTTTCACGAACCCTTCTGGGCCAATGAAAGATGAAAAAGGAAGACCGACAAGACTTGCTTTGTCGGCAGCGGCATGGGGTGAGCCAGTCCCCCAGGATATGCAAGACGCTGCTAAATTAGCAGCAAAAGGAAGGAGACTATTAGAGAGGTATAAAAATATGAAAAAAGAAATTAATGAAAATAGCGATACAAGTGGAAAAGAATTGCTTAATGATGTAAACTATGATAAGGTAATTAATATGGATGAAACATTAACTGGTGATAAGCTGTCTTTAATCAAGAAATTTATTAACTGGGTTATTGACAGTCCAGATGAAGACTCAGGGCTAGAAAAGTCCGATAACGCAACTGAAACTTTAATTGAAGATGAAGTTAGTGTTGAACAAGTGGAGGATCAAGAAATGGATATTGAAGTTCTTAAAGAAACACTTGGAGCGGTAATTGATCAAAAGCTAACTGACTTTGCAAAATCTTTGAAAGAAGAAGTTGACGCAAATGTTGCGGCTAAGATTGAAGAAGTTTCCAAGAGTGTTGAAGTTCAAAAAGAAGAGTTGGCTGCAAAGCTGACAGCAACTGAAGTTGCTTTGCAAGAACAGACAGCAAAAGTTGAACAAATGGCTGCTGCTGGTGCAATGAAGAAAAGTGTGGATTCAGAAGACGAAGATGAGGTTCTTGTTAAATCAGAACCAAAAACTGAGTCATTTTGGAAAAACGTATATTTAGACCAAAGCCTTATTGAGTCTTTGGGTTACAAGTCATAAGGTAAGGAGGAAATTTACTATGGCAACACAAGAAGAAATTTTAGCGAAAGCTAATGAAGTAACAACTGGATCTGCTGCTGCTAGCGGTATTCAGTATAATAACGCAGATGGCGGTTTGCTTAAGCCAGCACAATCCAACAGGTTTATTGATTTCGTAGTAGATCAATCTGTCCTTATGCAGACTTCAAGAGTTGTGCGTATGCGAACACCGTCAATGGAAATTGACAAGGTGTCAGTAGGTAGCCGACTTTTGAAGAAGGCAACTGAGTTGACGGATGATGGTACAAACGCAGCAGTAACTTTTTCTAAAGTTAGCCTTACAAGCGTTAAGCTTCGTTTGGATTGGGCGATGTCAACAGAGTCTCTTGAAGACAATATTGAAGGTGCTTCACTTGAAGACCACCTTGCTCAAATCATGGCTCGTCAAACAGCTAATGACCTTGACGATTTGTTGATCAACGGCAATACCTCTTCGGGTAATACCCTTCTTAAAGCTCTTGATGGATTTACTAAGCGAGCACTTGCCGGAGCTACCGTTGTTGATGAGGCTGGCAACAATATTAGCCGTGCAACATACGACAGAGTTCTTCGCAATATGCCAAACAAGTATTTGCAACGCCGTAACGACCTGAGATTCTTCTCTGGCTCGGGTGTTGTTCAAGATACAGCGTTTAGCTTGCAGAATCCAAACTCGGCAACAGCTGCAACAGCTGGTGCTCCAGCTCCTGGTTCAACATATGGCGAACAAGCCTTTATGAACGGTTCTATCCGTGCAAACGGCGGTCCTGGTTCAACTGGTCTTTCACCATACGGTATTCCATTGGTTGAAATCCCATTGATGCCAGAAACAGTTGCTGGCGATTACTCGCCAACCTCGGGTTCGCATGGTTATGTAGAACTTACATTCCCGAACAACAGAGTTGTCGGTATTCACCGAGACATTACTTTGTATCGTGAATTCAAGCCAAAGACTGACTCAATTGAGTACACACAGTTTATGCGAATTGCATCTAACATTGAGAACCTTGATTCTTATGTTATTGCAAAGAACGTAAAACTCCGCACACTCTAATTGTTAATTAACTTGCACAAAAGCGGGGCGTTAAAAGCGCTCCGCTTTCGTGTTATAATTGATTTAATTTAAAATCAATGATAGGATGTATACTATGACAAATAATGAGAATGCGGTAAAATCATCTGATGTAAGCACGCCTAAAAAAACTACAGTTAAAAAAAATATTAAAGAAAAACAAGATATTCAAACAAATGTAGAAAATCAATTAAACTCACTTGTTGTTTATTTTCAATCCGGAACAAAATATGTTATGGCCAATGGGGTAACTTTTGATCAAGTAAATAAAATGCATGAACTCCCCTTCATGGATGCTAATTTATTATTAAGACTTGAAAATTTTAGATTAGCTAATGACGAAGAAAAGCAAATGTATTATAATACTATGGAGGGATAAATAGATGCCAAATAATTTAACAAATGCAGCAGAAAATCTAATACTAGATCACTTCTTAGGGGTAGCTAACTACGCTTTTGATAGTACTGTTTTTGTTGCTCTATACACCGTTGCTCCAACTGATAGCACTAACGGAACAGAGGTGACAGGTGGGAGCTATGCTCGCCAAGCAATTACTTTTGACGCTGCTGTTAATGGCGCAACTCAAAATACATCAAATGTTGATTTTACAAATATGCCCGCAGTGACTACTGTAGCTATTGCTGTTCATACCGCAAGCACTGGCGGAACCATGTTGATGTACGGAACTCTAACTACTGCTAAACAAACCGATGCTGGGGATACTTTAAGAATTGCTACAGGCGATCTTGATATCAGCATAGATTAAGGAGATATCATGTTGCGAAGAGAATTTAATGGCGCAGTATTGCAAACAGCATTAGCTTCTTCATTGTCTAATTCCGCAACTTCTTTTACTGTAGTGGATGGTTCTACTTATCCAAGCGGTAATAATCCTTTTGTTGTCGTTATTGACCGTGGTGTTGCTACAGAAGAAAAGATTTTAATTTCATCTAGATCAACTAATGTTTTTACAGTAACTCAAAGAGGGTATGATGGCACAACAGCTGTTGCCCACAACTCTGGGGCACTTGTAGATCATGTTCTTGATGCAATTACTATACAAGATATGAATACCACAACTTACGATAATGAAGTTCTGGTATGGATGGGGGTATAAATGGCTAATTTGATTCCTAAGAGTTTTTATGTAGGCTCTAATGTTGGAGCTGGGTCTAATGTTTATTCAGTAGCAAATACCGTTGGTGACTATTCAATTATTAAGAACATTAATTTGTGCAATACGACTTCATCAAATGCAGTGTGTAGTATTCATCTGCTTGTTAATGGTGCAGCTGTTTCTGCAAGCAATAAAATTATTAGCAATGTTAATGTTTTGGCAAATAATGTTGTTTTCTATAATACATCAATAGTCATACCTGCTAATAGTTCAATTCATGCAACTCAGGTTACAGCAAATGCTGTAACGTTTACTATTAGTGGTGTAGAATATGCCTAATCTTAATGAATCTTTATTATCTGATTTACCAACCTTTACTGGCTATGACTATGAGATTCATGTTAGCCAAGTGGATGGAAATGACACTACTGGTGATGGTGATTTACTAACCCCAGTTGCCTCTATTACTAAAGCATTGACTTTGGTTGATGGTAGTAGACGAACAGTCATTATTCACCCAGGAACCTACACGGAAAGCCCGTCAATAACCACTCAATACACAACCTTGACTGGTCCTGGTCTTATTGGTGGAAACATAGTTATTTCAGGAACAGTCAGTACAAATACTGGTTGTACTATTTCGGGCATAAAAATGACAAACCTGACTGTTAGTACACCTACTGGTCAGGGAAATGTAAACATACTTAACTGTGAGGTTTCGGGGACTTTCACAAAAAGCAGCAATGCTGACTACACAGTTCTTCGTCTATGCGACCTTGGTGCTGCAAGCATTACTGGTGCAGGCTTAGTTGCAATCTTTGGAGGCAACCCTAACCTTTTAACAGTCAATAACGCCAGTGCGAATGTAATTGTTAAGAGTGCTGTCACTGTTGCCCCAGTTCTCACTGCTGGAACTTTAAGTCTTGTAGATTCTGTAGTTACTGCTGCAGTGACTAATGCCGTAACATCGGCTGCCTCAAGCGTTATTAGCTTGGCAAACTGTCAATTTTTAACTTCAAACCTAAGTGGCGTTGCCCCAGTTGTATTGAACGGTTTTTATTCAATTTTCAACTGTGTTTATGATAAACCTTCCTCAACTTTGGTTGCTTCATCAGGAACTGGCGGTACTACAAACGCTATTGACTACTTCCAGTACATAAACGCTGATAAGTTCATTACCCAAGGTGGAACTTCTACCCAAGTTGTAAAGGGTGATGGCTCACTTAATTCTGTTGCTCTTGGAACAGAGACAACAGGTAACTATGTTGCTAC